AGCTGCAACAGATCAGTGCACGGACTCGCCAACTAATAATTGGTGTGTCATAAGTCCGTTAACAACTACAAATTCTCGTTGGACTATTTCTGAAGGTAATTGTAAGTTGGCAAATAATTCTAGCGGATGGAGTCCAGCTACAGCAACAATAGGTGTTACATCTGGAAAATGGTATTGTGAAGTTAAATGTACTGCTGTTGGAGATGGTAGTGTGTATGGAATAATGGATTTTGCTCAATATGACGATGGTACACTAGAAATGTCTGTATATTCAAGAGCTTGGATTTATAGAGCTGCAACAGGATACTATCATAATAACGATGCTTATGGAGCGGGAACTTCATATGGAGATAGTTTTACAACAAATGACATTATTGGAATCTATTTAGATTTAGATAATAACAAAGTTTATTGGGCAAAAAATGGTACACTTCAAAATTCTGGAACAGGAATATCAATAACTGATGGGTACGATTATACTTTTGTTTTTAATATGTATAATAGTGGTGGTGATGCTACAACATATAATGTTAGCGAAGTAAATTTTGGAAATCCAACTTGGAGTTTATCTTCTGCTGTGGCTGATGCAAATGGATATGGTTCGTTTGAATATAATCCAAGTTCAGGAACATTTGATAGTGCATCAAAAGATTTTTACGCATTATGTACTAAGAATTTGGCGGAGTTTGGAGGATAAATGGCAGCTTATACAACAATAGACGATCCTAGTTTATATTTTACATTAAAATTATATACATCAACATATAGTTCTGGAGGTGGCACTGGTGCTACAATCAATGTTACATTAGATGCAACAGACGACTTTGCTGTTGATCTAGTTTGGATTAAATGCCGTAGTGTCGGAGATAATCACCTTATTGCCGATAGAGTTAGAGGAGCAAATAAAAATTTACATTCAAATACTAATGATACCGAAACAACAAATACAGATGAAGTAACTGCTTTTGGTGATGATGGATTTACTGTTGGAAATAATGATACAGTTAATAGAGATGGTGCAAGTTCTACTTATGTAGCTTGGTGCTGGAAAGAATCTGCAACTGCTGGGTTTGATATAGTTACTGCAACAGGAACTGGATCAGCAAAAACCATAAGCCATTCCTTATCAGCAGTTCCTCATGTAATATTTTCAAAAGAAAAAACAGGTAGTGCAAATGATTGGGTAGTATATCATCATAAAAATACTTCAGCACCAGAAACAGATAAATTAATTTTAAATGAAACTAATGCAACAAGTGATGATAGTTGTTGGAATGACACGAGCCCCACGTCGAGCGTCTTCAGTGTAAGTAGTGCTTCAGTTGTAAACAGAGATAGTTCAACTTATGTCTATTATTTATGGAGTGAAAAACAAGGCTTCAGCAAGTGTGGAGGATACACCGGAAATGGAAATGCTGATGGGCCATTTATTTACACTGGATTTAGACCGGCGTTTGTAATGACGAAGGCTACAAATGCTAGTGATGATTGGAGTATAGCTGATAATAAAAGAGATCCAGATAATGTTGCTGGACAATCATTAAGACCTAATTCAAGTTCTAGTGAAGATAGTTCTGCTGACATTGATATTTTATCAAATGGATTTAAAGTCAGACAAGCTGACAGTCATAGAATAAATTATGATGGTGATACATTTATCTATATGGCGTTTGCAGAAGCACCATTCGTAAATTCTAATGGAGTACCTTGTAACGCGAGATAATTATGCTACAAAAATTAAGATTTCAACCAGGATTTAATAAACAAGTCACAGCGACTGGTGGTGAAGGCCAATGGGTTAGTGGTGATTATGTAAGATTCAGATATGGTTCACCAGAAAAAATAGGAGGTTGGGCTCAATTAGGAGACATAACTTTAACTGGAAGGAACACGGCGCTGCACCATTTTGTTAATGCATCAGGTATTAAATATGCAGCACTTGGAACTAATAGAATGTTATATGTGTATTCTGGAGGAGCTTTTTATGACATTACTCCTCTTAAAAGTACAACTACGTTAACCAGTGCTTTTTCAACAACACAAAGTGATGCAACGGTTACTATAACTTTTTCATCTGCTCATGGTATTTCTAAATATGATATTATTTATTTAGATAATTTTTCATCTATTACTAATTCTGATTTTGACTCCGATGATTTCGATGATTATACTTTTATGGTTACAACCGTTCCAACTTCTACAACACTTACTGTTGAAATGGGATCAGTTGAATCTGGATCAGGGGCAACCACTTCAGGTGGTATAAGAGTTAGACATTATTATTCAATAGGCCCTGCAGTTGAAGCGTCAGCTGCTGGTTGGGGACTAGGTTTATGGGGTGGTACTGTTGCAGGTGAAGCAACATCAACTCTAGATGGTGCTTTAACTTCAGGTTCATCTAGCATTGTCCTTGATGATTCGTCAGCTTTTCCAGCTTCAGGATCAGTTTTAATAGACAATGAAAGAATTGCTTATACATCAAATACTACAGGAACAGGAACTTTATCAGGTTTAACAAGAGGATCAGATAATACAACAGCCGCATCACACAACGATGCAGCAACAGTAACTGATGCTTCTGAATATACTAAATGGGGTGCATCGCAAACAGGCGATATTATTACAGCCCCTGGACTTTGGTCCTTGGACAATTATGGAAATAAACTTATTGCAACTATCGTTGATGGTGCAACTTTTGAATGGAATTCAGATGCAGCTGGTGCCACATCTACAAGAGCAACAATTATTGCCAATGCACCAACAGCAGCTGTTCAAACTTTAGTTTCAACACCTGACAGACACTTAGTATTTTTTGGAACAGAAACTACAATTGCAACAACGTCAACTCAAGATGATATGTACATACGTTGGTCGGATCAGGAAAGTATCAATGCTTCAACTTCTTATGCACCTTCCGCAACCAATACCGCTGGTACACAGAGACTGGCCGATGGAACACGGATCGTGGCAGCTATAAGAGGTCGGGATGCAATTTACGTTTGGACTGATACATCTTTATTTATTATGAGGTTTGTTGGTTCACCTTTTACTTTCTCATTTCAACAAGTTGGTACAAACTGTGGATTAATTGGAAAGCATGCAGCCGTTGAGGTTGATGGTTCTGCTTACTGGATGTCAGAGAATGGTTTCTTTAGATATACTGGTAAACTAGAATCTTTAGCATGTTTAGTTGAAGACTATGTTTACGATGATATTAATACAGTTCCTAAAAACCATATTTATGCAGGATTAAATAACTTGTTTGGAGAAGTTACTTGGTTCTATCCTGGTAGTGGTGCTGCATCTAACAATAGATCAGTAACTTATAACTTTATGGATTCAACACCAGAGCGACCTGTATGGACTACAAGTTCACTTTCAAGAAGTTCATGGTTTGATTCATCTATATTTGGAAAACCCCATGGTACTGAATATGATTCAGATGCTACAAGTTCTGCAACAGTTGGAAATACTGATGGTGTTTCAGTTTACTTTGAACATGAAACAGGACAAGATCAAATTAAAGCTGGAGCAAGAACTGGTATTTCAGCAAGTATTCAATCAGGAGATTTTGATATATCTTTAGGTCAAGGTGGTGGAGCAGATATCAGAGGAGATGGTGAATATATGATGAAAATTAGAAGAGTACTTCCAGACTTTTTATCACAAACAGGTGATGCAAGAGTGACATTAAATTTAAAAAATTATCCAACAGATTCAGAAGCAAGTTCTTCACTTGGACCCTTTACATCTTCGACAACAACAGATAAAATAGACACACGTGCAAGAGCAAGAGCTATAGCTTTAAAAGTAGACAACACTAGTACTAAACAACACTGGAAACTTGGCACTTTTAGACTAGATATACAAGCGGATGGGAGAAGATAATGGCTAGAATTGTACAATCATTAACACAACCTTTAGAAAAATACGATCAACAAATACAACAATCATTTGTTAGAGATGTTGATAGTGTTATACAAAAATTAAACACATCCTTTCAACAGGATTTAAAAGAAGAGGCGGAAGCGGAAGCTTTCTTTTTTGGATAATGGCTAATACATTTGTAAACAAAAAGAAGGATTTAACTAGCACGAGTGCTACGACTTTGTACACTGTACCAACAGCAACAACTGCTGTTATTAAATCTATCATCGTATCTGAAGATTCAGGTAATGCTGATACTATAACAGTGACTATAACTGACACAGATGACGCTGTTTTCAGCCTTTTTAAGACTAAAGCTATATCAGCTAACGCAACATCAGAATTATTATCTGCACCTTTAGTGGTTGCAGAAAGTGAAGTAGTAAAAGTAACCGCAGCTACGGCAAATAGATTACATGTCGTATTATCTGCGCTCGAAATTAAGCCTAGAGTAGTTACATCATAGGCTTGATTTACTTGTGAAAAGCAAGTAATATAATAAACCCAGGTGAAATTCCTGCCTTTAATAAACTAACACAAAATTATGGCTATAGACAACACAGGAATATCATCATTGGACACAGGTGCACACGACATTACCTATTCAGGTAATGAAGGACCTAAATCCCCAGAAGAAAATAGAGAAATAGCTTTATCTATATTAGGTGATGAAGTTGGTGAGGTCGCAAGTCAATTATGGAATGGAATGTCTCCTTCAGAAAAAAGTGAATGGAGAAGTATTGAAGGTTTCATACAGAGTGAAGATTTCAAAATCATATTAATGCAATTAAAATCTAAGCAACAAGGTAGAGAAGGCATACAAACAGCTTCTGCTGCTGATCCAATGTTGCAAGATGAATATGATAAGTATGTTATTGAAATGGAAGAGATGGGACAACAACCAATGCCCTTAGAACAATTTAGACAACAAGCTGTAGCTGGTATGGCTACTGGTGGGAGAGTTCCTAACATAGGTCCATCAGGAATTAATAGTTTAAATGGTTGGGGTTCAAAAGATGAAAGGCAAAATGTAGCTGGTGCCGATATTTCTGAAAGAAGTGATGATAGGGGAAATATACAAACTACTTTCGATCAAGGGGGAGGCAAACAATTAGTTACTATTTCAGGACCAGATGTTCCAAAAGGCGGACCCTCTGAATTTATAACAACGAAGCCAAAAAAACCAGCAAACGTTCTTACAAATACTAATATTCGATCTGATGTTCATCCTAACTTTAGAAACTCTATAAGACGTGCTGCAGCAGTTAAAACAGATTTTTTAAAAAAACAACCCTGGTATGGTAAGTCATTTTTTAAACCTAATCCTACAACATCTGCGTACTTAGGTACAGATTTGGAGACTCAAAATCAGACACTTTATGACCAGCTTTCAACTTTAACAATGGAGGAAGTCTTAAATAATATGGCGGGTGGAAAATATGATAAATTTCCATCTGATGTACAAGAAAATTTAAAAGAACAAGTTCTAGGTAATGTAGATTTTGGAGATACTTTTCAAAAAGATATAATAGGTCCTTATAATCCAGTAGTTGAACCTACTTTAAAAAATAATCAATTAGATATAGATGTAAAAAAGAAACAGTTATTACACCCCGAATCAGCAAAATATCTTGACTTAGCAGAAGGCGGAATCGCGAGACTGGGATATAAAAATGGATACTCGGTTCAAGGTGGAGTTAAAAATTATTTAGGTGATCAAGAAATGGTCCATGCTCCAAAACACTGGCAGTCTGCACCAGATCATCCTCAAACAGAATTAGCATACATTACAGATGCAGAAAAAGATTTACTACTTAAAAAAGATTTACACAATTCATTAAGCAGAGGACCTAACGAAGGGCCAGAAGGTTTGATGAGTTTGAATGGTGCAGGATCTGGTTATGGAGGACCTGGACCAGGTAAAGCGCCAAAAGAAAGAGATGACCCACCAAGTAATTTTAGAACATCTGCTCAACATACATATAGTGCTCCAGCACCAGCACAAGTAAGAGCATCGGGTCCAACATATTCAGTTGCTAAAACAAAAGAGGGTACACCATTTGTTGGTGGTGCTGGAAGCGGAGGAGCTGATGATCCTACTGATAAAGATGCTAGAGAAAAAATTAAAGAAGCTGAAAAGAAAAAAACATTTGACCCTTGGTGGACTCCAAAAGGTGCATATAATTTAACAGTAAATAAAGAAAAAGTAGCTAAATGGAGAAAAGCATATAAAAATTATATAGAAAATACATTAGGTTTAACAGCACCAACTTGGTTGGATGAAGACGAAGAGTTATGGGAAGGTTGGCAACAGCAATGGGGGTATAAACCTCAAGCTGCAGGAGCAAAGAGTTATGGAGAATTTTTATTTGATGAATATGGTAGTCCTCATGTAATGATGAGAGGTGATTTAGCAAACCTTCATAGCTTGTCAAAACCAGATTGGTTTTCAGGAACATATGCAGAATGGGAAGCTAAAAAAAGAGAAACTATTCAAGATATGGGTTTATCAACTGGAGCTGAGGACACTCCAGGAGGAAAATTTTATACTCCTCCAGGCACTGCAGCAATACCTGAATGGCAACGACAAGGTTTTCCTAGTTATGCAGCATGGTTAGCGGCCCAAGGAACAGGGACAACAGCAAATATAACAAGTCCAATTGCTACCGGTCCAGTTACAGGATTAAATTTAACAAATCAATATAATATACCAGGTTGGACCGCAGCCCATAATCCTTATTCTAATTTAGCTTCAAATACATGGAATCCAGCTACAAGTACATTAACATTAGCAGATGGTGGCAGAGCAGGATACGCTGGTGGTGGAATAGCAGATTTAAGACAAGGATATTTTTTAGGTAAACTTGTTAAGTCAATTACAAAACCTTTTAAAGGTGCAATGAAATCAATTAAGAAATTCGCAAAAAGCGATATAGGTAAAATGGCTTTGATGTATGGTTTAGGTTCTATTCCTTTTGGGGCAAGTAATGCTAGTTTACTTTCTAGAATGGGAGGTATGTTTGGAGGTGCTAAATTATCACCAAGAGCACTGGGTGGAAAAACACCAGGTCTTGGAGGATGGTTATCTAGAACTATGGGTTCAATTAAAACTAATCCTTTTCCATGGATAGTAGGTGCTTCAGCACTTGGTGGTTTGTACACAGGTATGAATAAAGATGATGACGAAGGTGATATGTGGAAAAAATGGTTAGCTGATAAAAAAGCAGCTGATGATTATTGGATTCCAAGATTTGATGCAAGTAATTTTAGACGTATCGCTTCAGCTGATGGTGGAAGAATTGGGTATGCTGGTGGAAGTGATGATGAAGCCAGAGCAATGGAACAAGCGGCTGAGGATTTAAAAAGAACAATGCATTCATTTACAGAGAAAAGAGGTCCTTTGTATATTGATGAAAAT